TGTATGATGTGTCAGCTTGAGCAGATGATACCTTGACTAAACTTCCGCTTGGGCCCATCCAAACATCAAAAGTATCTGCTCCACCACCATCATCCCAAGATAAGCTGAATGTAGAGAAGTCAACCTCAGTGGCTGAGTTCGCAGGTGAAGGATTAGTTGCTTTACTTGGCAAACCTATTTCACTATAGCCCTTCCACCAAAGTTCACTTAAAGCACCATGATACCAAGTAGTAGCATAATCATTTGTCCATCTATACCAACCCCAACCAGTTGTTCCAGAAATATTTCTACCACAGTTGTCAGGGTCACCAGAGTCAGCACACTTTAGAACTATAGCATACTTAGTACCACCGGATATAGACACACCTGATGTTAGAACAAACTGCACCCATGTAGTAGACGGATAAGTAGGAAGACCACCCATACTAACGGTGTGACTTTCTAACATAGTGTCAGGATTGTCACTACCATCTACACTCCAAACCTCAACATATAATTGTGGAGAAGTACCTGTAGTAGACACAGGCATTTCAATCATCTTCAATGTATACGTTTTGGCAGCAGTCCAACACGCTGCTGTCCACCAACCTGCATAATGCCCCGGATGGGCAACGTTGTTAGGTGTTGAAGATTCTTCTAATTGATAAGCCATTAGTTCACCGAACTGACAGTACACATGGCAACCACAGGTTGCTCTGCACCACCTATCTGAGTACCAGCACCCCACTTAACTAAAGCAGGTCGCTGACATATTCTGTACTTCTTATCTAATACGCAAATTATTCTGACATTGTTCATGTAACCAGATGTAGATGGAACTGCCCTGTGTACAGGGAATCCTTCTGAGAATCCTTTTATTGGTAACACGAACTCATAGTTTGCCATGATTTATCCTTTGCGTTTTAGATGTCTTCGTCCAGCTTTGCGTTTTAGATATCTTCGTCCAGCAGGAGAGTGACTTTTTGGTTTAAGCTTTCCTGTCAAAGCCATATATAATCTGGAAGTTGTTCGTCTTTTCTTATCCTTTGCTCTCTTGGCACGTTCTCGAAGAACTGCTTTAGAGCTAAGACCTATTGCCTTAAGCATGGCCTCATCGTCACTCATACCTTGCTTTTTAAATTTGTCAAAGTTACGAGAGATTGTTGTTCCTCTACCTGCCATGTCACTATCCTTTCAGGTACGTTATATCAATGATGTCACCATCATTTCCACCATAAAACTGAACCAACGATATATCATTAAGTGGCACCCATAATGGTCTGCCAGCAGAAACTTCATTAAGTTCAATACCTAAATCAACCGTAGCAGCAGCACCAATATTCATTTTAATAAGGCCAGTATTGCCCTGTCGGGGTGCTACCCAAAATCCAGCACAACCTACAGAACTTGCCTGACCAACGTTAGAAGCAATGGTGACTTTTACGGAGCCGCCACCACTTCGTATTCTTTGTTCTGCACCTTCGTACATAATATCACCTTAAGATTATGTTGCAGAGTTTGCGACTTCTGCCCAACCAAGAGTAGAACCATGCCACTCAAGCAGAGAGTAACCACCAGCAGCAGTCATTTGTGTAGCATTATCACCTGTAGTTGTGGTTACATCAACAGTCTCATTGGACGCTTCTACTTCAAAAATGACCAACAGTCTCTGACCATAAAACACACCGTCAGGAACAGTGATTGTCATATCAAAAGTAGCAGTAGTCGTGACACGAATAACTCTGTCAAACTTGAAACTGTCGGCAACTCTACCTGTCTTAGCAGTGTAGGTAATGTCCCCAGAAGCAGTTGTCAAAGCTTTTGTTCCAGACTCAACAAAAGCTTTCTTCTTTGTTAAAAACCAATTGTGTGCACTCATTACTATACTCCTTATTACTATGGGTTAAAAATTTACATTCCCCTTCCATGGGCCTTTCATCCTAATCGCCTACGTAGACGTTATCCGCGGAATTATTTTTTGGTATTGCATTGAACCAACGATACGGACTTGGTTTGCCATGAGCCAAATTACCAAGGAAGTCACTCGTATCTTTGATGTCAGTCATAATCAACGACTGTAATGCTTCCTTCGCTAATCCGGTATGCATTCCAACCTTATCATCTTCTTGCTGTTCAGCTTTAGCTAAGCAACATTCTATCAATGCTTCTGCTCCACGTATACCACCAACAAGTAAGTCAGCATCATCACTTGGTGCATCCGGGTCTATCCGGTACCAAAAGTTTATAACATAAGAACCGTCAGGGTCTGGGTCTACCCAAAACTCATAACGTGTTCCTGTTTGTAAGTCATACTTAAAAGGTGCCAACGCATACTGTTTCGGGAATCCAATCGATGTACTAAGTGACCTTGCTTCACGCATCTGTTCTGGCCCAACCTTAACTAAAGGCGGATAAGCAGTATCATCAGCAAAAGCAGGAGCACTAATCATATCAGAAAAGTCTTCTGGCAATAAGTACTTCCACTTTCCGTTAGTTATGTTAAGTGTATAAAATTGCTTGACAAAACTCCAATGATGTATGTCACCTGTTAATTGGTCTACAGGATAAAGAAACATACGGTATCCGCGTTTAACAATATCCTTTACTTTAGTAAGGTCTGTCCCTGTAGGACTTGAACCTAATCCCAGAAACTCACTCACTTTTGTGTAAAGGTCATTAAATGATACTGTAAGCTTTGCCATAATAACTCCAAATAAAAAATCCGTGGACAGCGTGACCGTGATTACACTGTCCACAGCAGAGACAGTTAACGTTTTGCTGTCTCAAACAATTCGTGAATCCCACCGATAACCATTGGAGAGAATACTGTCATAACACTGTGCATAATCAATTGTTGTTCTTGCTGATTGAGTTCCACTTTGTCAGCATGGAATACTTTCTTAGCCAGCAAGTACTTCTGCAATTTTACTGTCCCTATGTCTTGTGGAAGATGTGCAAGTAATCCATTAACGATACTAATCCTTACCGAAGCATCACATGCTTTACCATGCTCATCTGTGTCTTGAAGGGTCTTACCTTCAAACGACTTGATAACACCAGTGACATCAATCGTAATGTCTTTCGGTCTGGTTGTTAAATTAACTGTCTTCTCTTGACTCATAACTATCCCTCTGAAATAAAAGTAAAGGGGCATTTTATGGTATGCCCCAAACCAGACATTGTTAGCCAATGACGAACTTCGCAGCCGATATCGGGTTAGCCGATTTGACCACCCATCCAGTTCCGTTACTGACAAGAGTGACACACATACCCCTGTCATTAGTATCAGCAGGAGTAAGGGTTAAGGTATCGCCTGTTGAAAAAACAGCAGAATCGTTTCCGACATAGATTACCTCGTCTCCGTCCGGGTCAATAACAATGTTCTGTGCAGCAGTAACGATACTAAAGGTATATTCCAACCCTTTCGCACTTGCAGCAGTAGGCAATGTAAATGTCACTGCCCCAGAAGCACCGTAATTGTCGAACACCGTACCAGCGTCAGCTACAGTAACAGCCCTTGGAGAACTTGTCACTGACTCCGTGACATTCATCTCATCAGTATTCTGTGGATGGAATACACGTGCCAACAGTATACCCTCAGTACCGGAACGGTCAACTGTTTCCATGGCGTAGCCACAGAAACCACCAGCTTGCGGAACGTTAGTGACTTCGTAGTCACCATCAGCAACATAAATTCTGTCACCAATTGTGAACGACTCAGTACCGCGTACCTCAACTATTGCTCCGTTCGGTACCCAGACATCTACTTCGCATGGGCCAGTTTTTCCAACGTTAAAGCCACCACAAACGAAACCAGCAAGGAACTCCAAATTAGCAGTAGCAGGTTTCTCTACTCTAATTACCTTACCTTCGTTCTGGTTACCTTCGGCTGTAGAACTGTCATACTCAGCAGCGTAGTCAGCTTTATCAACATCCAACCAGTTGTCAGTTGTATCTTGATTATAAGCAAGGGCCATACCTTTGTACACTTGGTCGGAACCTTCGTAATAGACTCGAACCTTCTGACCTTCTGCGTTAGGAATACCACCAAAACTCATAAGTGCCATAGTTTAATCCTCTCTACAAATTGTTAACATTGCCTATGATTAAGAACTTGGGTGCTGAGAAATCAGGAATCCAGCAAACTTCGGATTCTTACACCAAATCTGGTAACGCAGATAGATAAGCTTCTGCAATACAACAGCCCTGTTCGGGTCTTTACCATCTATTTCCTTGAAGTTCCAATCCCTATGAATGACAGGTTTGATACTATCATGGTTCAAACCAATGACCGGGTCTGTACCATATACCGAAGTACGAGCAGTATCAAGAATGTCAGCATAGGCCAACGGAATGGATTTGATTGTTGGAACGCCCCAATGCGAATCACGGTTGTATCCCATGTTGTCGTCACTCATGGCATAGAATCGGTTCAGCTTACTGATAACGTTATCGTTAGTTGTAAGCGAGAAGTCGATGTTACCATTCATTTCGCCAACGGTCTTAGGAATCATCGGTGCTTGGAAGTTCAACTTACGAATTGCCCTGTCAACATACTCCAACAGAGTTTCATCAATCAATCCAGCGTGGTCAGCGTAGTACGTAGCCCAATTGGTATTCTCAGTTGAAGACGAAGCAATGCCACCCTTGTTGAAGGTCGCAGCAGAAGCACCACCACCATCATTATAGTGACCGCTATAGCCCGTCCATCCACCTGTACTTGAAGCAGTGCCGAATGGCAACCAACTAAATACGGAATAAGGACTCGTTCTATCGTTGGCACTTGTTGGGCCTGTCAGTATAGCAAGGTAAATCTCGTCTATGATGTCTTTGATAGCAGACTCATATTGAATCTCAAGAACATCAGCGATTTTTTCCTCACCACTGTTAAGCGATGTTTCCATCAAGTTCCAAAGCATACCACCCTTGGCTTGTCGCCAGTTCATAGTATACTTTCTGTCGATGTTCTTTTTCACCAACGTATCAGTGTCCCAAACACCAACATGACCAGCATTACCTTCGGACTCCAAAGTGATATAACCTTCAAGATGGTCACCACCCTTTACCTTTACCGCATTTTTGAAAAACAAGTTGAAGAACTGATATTTGTTATAGGCGAAGTTGGCAAGAGCAGGTCTGTCAGTCATAAGATGCTGGAGCGTCAGGTTCCAAATGTCTAATGCCTGTGCGAATTCAGCTTCCATGTTAATTTCCCCTAAAAGTTAATAAAACGTTACGTTACACTCGTCCGTGTTTCTTTAGTCCTTCCCTCACGACACCCGCTAAGTCTTTGGCCTTAGTGGTTGCAGACGTAGAGTGACGTTTAGGTGACACTTTCTTTGCACTCCGTTTCAACTTTGCTGCTAAATTCCGTTCAGCACTTTTTTCCAAGTGTTCTCCCTTAAAGGCATTCAAGGAAATAGACATCGCAGTATCGAAGTCTGTCCCTGCGTCTGTTAAGGTTCGAACTAATCCCCATACTTGGTTACGAGCAAGATTTTCAGGACTGTTAGGAATGACAGTTCCATCAGGGAATCTTGGTAACTCATCATAAGTTCCAAAGACTCCATCATACTGCTCAGATAATTCATCCATCACAGCAGTTGCTCTCTGTGCCATGGCAACCAATTCTTTCGTTGCATCATCATCGTTTTTCTTTTGCTCGTTCTGTTCGAGCGTGGCGATACGTGCTTCGAGTTTCTTGATTACCTCATCCTTGACATCGTCAGCATTTTCATCTGACTCCCCAGACTTCTCTTTTGATTCCCCAGAAGACTTGTCCGTATCATCGGATTTATCTGAACTGTTTTCAGTATCCGAATCCTGCTTCTGCAAAAAAGTTATCTGAGCCATTAAATCCGCATTCGAGTATTTTTTAGCATGGTCAATGATTTGCTGGTCAGTCCAGTTAGCATCCTTAGCTACTTCAACGAACTCATCAGGTATATCATCATCTGTGACCTGAGTGTCACTACCACCACTCGAATCGGTTTCTGTATCGTTAGACTCAGTGTCGTCACCAGCATTGTCAGGTGACCTCTTAAGTACGTTTCTTATTTTATCGACAAGGGTTTGTTTCTTTTCAGACTCCGTTTTATCCTCATCTTCGATAGTGTCCTGATTTGCCGCATCATCATTAACACTATCATCTACGTTAACGTTGTCGTCAGTGACATCGTTATTTATTACTTGGTCATTGTCTTCTGCCATTATTTGCTATCCTTCTTATCATCTTTCTTTGAAGAAGCAGTAACAGCCCTTACCCGACACTTCTCACATTGCTTTGCAGCAGGTGACTTCGGGAAATAAGCTTGACCGCATTTCTCACAAAGCTTCTGAACAATACCAGCTTGCTCAAGAATTTCGTAAACGATTTCCTTGACAACATCTTCTGTAAGTGTTCTTGCTTTGGGTTTCTTCTTCAACACTACCTCTGCTTTGGATTGGGCTTTAGGATACTTCTCAGCACAGACAACACATTTGCCTTCTTTCATGCCTTCAATCCTAAAACTCTGTTCACAAATTTTACACTCTGCCTCTGTTTTTGTTTCTGCACTCATTCTATCTCTCCAATTAATCAAGCTCGCACATATGGCGTTCCTTCGCTTGGCGAAGCTTATCTTGTCTACTCTTTACAAGTAACCTTCCATCGTCACTATATACTGAATTAGGAAAACGTTTCCTAAACTCGTTAACTTGAGAAGCAGGTACTCCCATACTCCACGACCAACGTGGGTTACTTTTACAGGTGCCATTAAAGTCACCCATACAAGCCAACTCCGCTGCAATGTCACGATGTGCAGACGAACCGCAGTCTGGACACTTATCAAGGCATTTGTTACGGTTAGCAATACTACTAAAGTAATCAAATATCCTGCCACATTTTATTTTGTCGTCACAACTTGCTGCATACCTTGGCATTATTCTATCGCCCAAACATCTATCTCATTGATGATATTCATTTCTTCACCTTCGTAATCTACTTTAGGCCAAGAACCACGCATCGATGGTGGGAATATAACTATGTCACCAACTTTGATGCCATCATCTTCTGGTTGTTTCTCTTCCTGTCCAAGTGTCAGACAATTAGCTGGTCTTGTAAGACCTACAAGTGGGCCGACCAAAATTACTTCACCGCGGTACCAATCTTCTTTCACACTCGATGGTTTGACAATCTTACCAATCTGCTTCTTAGGCAGTGGCTTTACCAAGATATTGTTTCTTAGCATTTTCATTTAACTGTCCCTTCAAAAAATTTCTATGTCACCCGGTTGCGGATACACCACATACCTTCCACGTGTTATACGCAAGATGTCTCTGTGCACCTGCGTACTGTTCTCAAAAACTTTGAAAACATATGAACCTGATGTTCTGAAAATAATATCGATGTAAAAAGTGTCATCAGTTAACCACGTCATTTCAAATGGCCCATACTCAGTAAGAGTAGGGCTAATAATCTCGGCCTCTACAAGTTTGTTTCCAGAAGTTTGGGATACATAAAATAGTCTCTGCTTACCAATTGTGTACATCTTACCCAATCATTGGCGGGTTCTCTATGTTAGTCAACTTCCCATCGATAGCATCAACCTTTGCATCAAGAGTAGCAACATCAGCACCAATGGCGTTAATGTTAAACTGCCCAACGGAGTAATGTTTAATTGTTTCTCCACCCAAATCATCAAATACTTTAATATGCCAATCGCCTTCCGTGTCAGGCGTAAACGTTTTCTTCCATATTTTGCTTGTACCTATCTGTGTCATAGCACCAGACTGAATGGCATCCAAAGCATCAAGTTCATCATACACGTCCATATTCACAGACGTGGCACCTGCCTTCATTCTCACTATAACAGTGATAGACTCATTTACTTTGTAGTCTGCTTTAGCCATTATGTAGCTCCTATTAAAAGATATTTGTATTGTGGGGTTTGTGATGCTGTACTATTCTTAACCTTTATCGTTCCAGCCGGGTTAGGAATAACAGCAGCAGGGCCACCTGCCTTAACTGTTAAGTCAGCATCAAACGATGTCACAAAGTCAAGGTCTACATCAAGGTCAAAGTCAATTGCTTTTATGACCAGTAACTGAGCAGTCGATACGTCACCAACATCAAGTGATTCTTCCGTGTCAGCAACTGCGAGAGTAGGCATGTGCTTAACATAAGTGTTAGGTGTAGTGCCATCGGTTTCCTTAGAAATGAAGCTTACGTCACCATCAAGTTCAAAAGCTTCAATTATTACACTAACATCTATTGTCGCTGCCATGTTTCACCTATATAACTAAACTGTTGTTATTGTTTGATTGTTTAGCTTGCTCAGAGTTTGCTAATCTGCTATCAGCAGTAGCACCAAACGAATCGTTAGTTTGACCAGTTCCACCCTTTGGTCTTTTACCACCACCTGTTTGTCCCGGTTGTGGCATCATCATAAACGGAACATTACCCGGTTCCTGTGGAATGATTGACTTATAGTACTGACCAAAATCTTCAAGACCAGCATAGTCTGCAAGTATTTGTGTGGCAGTAGGTATATCAATTTGAGCACCTTGTGCCATCGACAACTGTGCAGTCGGAAGTACCCAACTGCCCATGAAGTGCATCATACGCTGATACATTTGTTCTGGCCCCATCCTCTGAGAACTATGGGGCTTAATGTTAAATACAAAGTCGTAGAAGTCACCCACTACATCTGACTGTGAAAATACCAATGGCATTTCACCGAGTCCGGGTATCTTCTCAATAACTGGTATATGTACGAGTGGGTCTGTCCAAACGTAATACGCCAGTTTAGAAACAACAGATGTCATAAAGTTTTCGAATCGGGTAAACATGTTACGTATGATTCTACTTGCGTTCATATAAACCATCTGTTCCTGACCAAGTGTTGGGGAATTAGAACCACGTCCACCAAGAATGTCCGTACTAACACCTGTCTTCGTAAACTCAGTCTCAGCAAACTCCATCCAGTTATAATTCTCTGGGTTAACTCCACCCACGGATACAGTTTGAATACCTTTTGGATTTGAACTTACTAAGAAGTCCATGTTAGCTGCGTTGATAATTTTCTTCGCAACTTCCTTCGAAGCTGGTTCAGCAATAATAACATTCTTCTGAGACTCAGCTTGCTCTCTGGCAGTTCTTGCCATTATGTTCATAGTGACATCAAGGTCATTCCATGCCCATGCAGGTGGTATAGATATAGGACAACCGGGAAAGAACTTATAGCCAAGATGGTCATAAGGACTGTCACCGGGGCCATCATAACTGATGGTTCTCAAGCGAACGGGCTTATTACCAAACGGCATTATCGTGACAACAATATTTTCATCACGGATAAATATATCCTGAAATACTGTATAGTCACGAAGGTTAAGTTGATTCCAATTGAACTGACCACTTGCAACTTGCTCTGCACTGAACTTGGAAATTAATTTACCAGATGGCAGAATGCTATCTGGCTTATCAAAGATGTCACGTGCGTAATCAGTAGGCAGTCTGTACACGTCACCTTCGATAATAAAGTCTTCCCTTGATTTAGCAGCAGGGTCACCAATATAATCAGCAGGGTCTATCAATGCAATCTTAGGAGTGCCTAACCTAATGACTTCATCATGCAGATTAATTACCCTGTCATTTTCAGAAAAAGTTCTGGTGTATACATCACCAAACATACTCATTATAGCAGCAGGAATGAACACTGACTCAGACAATTTCATCTTCTTATCAATCAACCAATTCATTGCCAACTGAGTTCGTCTTGCTGTCGGTTTCAGATTAGGTATCTGAGTAGTGACATTAATCTTCGGAACGCCCTCAATCAAGAACGGCACTACGGTGCTAACACCGCGGTCGATTAAATTAATAGGGTGCTCTCTTGCCCTACGCTTATCAAAGTAACCGGAAGCATAAGAATAAAGAAGCTTTTGAGAATGCTCCATTGGGTCAAGCCATTTAAGTTGCCAACCACGTGACACTATTTGAAGTCGTTCCTCAAACTTCTGTCCCTTATGTTGACGATTAAAGATAATTTGTCTGGTGTCTTCTGGCATAGTCTTAAACCCTACCTAAAATAAGTATTTCTTTTTTGTTTGTTCGTCTTCCTTTTGCTTTCGTTCCTCTTCTTGCCTATAGTATTCGAATGAGCCAGCAGGTGCATGTTTCTGTTCGTAATCTTCTCCCGGTATTTGGTCACGTGTTCCAAGGATACACAATGCTGCTGCAATTGCCCTGTCACCGTGACGTTCATAAGCACCACTACTAAGGTCAGCTTTAGATGATGTTCGAATCTCTTTGCCTTCTCCGACAAAAACATAGTCGAACAATTCCTCTACAAGTTCGATGGAATAAATAAAAGCACATACGTATCTCTTATTGCCACCCAACGCATAACCCAGAGCAATGCCAAACTCTAACAGTAACGCAGCTTTGCGTTCTGTATTTGAGAAGAAACCTAACTTGTCTTTCTTCTTACGAGTCTTTGCATCCTCAACTGTCATTGTATAGCAGTGCCAATACCCAAGGTATTTGATGCGTTCAGTAAATGCTGTACCGTGTCCACCGTTCCGTTCCCAGATTAGAAACGTTGGTTCCACACCACCACACCAATAAGCAATTGCTACACACATGTCAGCGAACGCTTCTGGTTTGGTATACGCACAAACCCATTCACCAACCAATTCGTGTGTGTTAACATCATAGAGATATGCGACTGAGTTACTGCTGCCCAATCCTTGTCCGGGGTCTATCCCCATGATGTAGTTATGTCTTTGGTCAGGACGAAAATCTGGTTTACCATTCTCATTGTAATTGACAAGATTGCCCCACCATTGTAATCTTCGTTCACCAAGGTTAGGTACAAACTCACAGTTAACAATGTTATCGTCACTGTTAAAATCGAAGACGACCTCACCTGAAAAGTTAGGTGGTCTGACTTCGTTAGTTTTTATTTTGTGCAAAACAGATGGGTCAAATACCGTATCAGCAGAACCTAACGGCGTTGCCCAAACGTTACAGTAGAAGTCACGCTTGTTACCTTTCGACTGTGCTTCTTTGTAGTCATGCCATGGACTACGACAAGTAATAACCGGGTCTTCTTTGCCATCAGCAATAAACTTTTCCTTATACTCTTCCGGTACAGACTCAAGTTCAAACTCATTGTTCTCGTCCAAGTGCCCTATCAGACCTGACATCTTCTTCTGATAGTAGGGCATGTCAACAAGCTTTATTCTACCCTTGGCAGGAGACTCATATAATCCCTCTGCTTTCTCAGGATTTTGGTACCATAGTAATTCGACCGTATCTGTTGTCGTCTTATTGAGACAAACATTGAACGTATGATTTTGTCCCAACCAATGAGTAGAAGAATAGATAACACAATTAGTAACAGCATGTACTGTTCCTTCAATCGAATCAGCGACAGACTTATGTATACGACCAAACTCATCAAGTACCATAGCAGTCGCACGACTACCAGCACTAAAGTTTTCATTAGTTGTCTCACCGATAATCGCTGAGTTGTTTCGTCCAACACGTAGCAGCATATCCTTTCTTTTAATGCAGCCACCATTTGACTGGTACTTGAAGTCCATCCACGAAGGCAGGTGCTGAAATACGTTGTCCACCTTGGCAAAAAGAGTATAGTCATTTCCAATATTGTCCACATCCTCTTTTTTATCAGAACCGAGAATAAAAGACACACGCTCATAAAGCATAACCCAAGCAGAAAATATCTTGGTACATATCTCCGATGCACCTTCGTCACGTGTTTTGTTGATACCTGTGTCACGACCTGTCCTTATGTTCTCATTAATCCTGTGGACTACAGGTATCTGTTGTGGTCTTAAGATAAACGGTTGGTTCTGTTTGCCCCAAGGTTTTCGTGGGTTAAGCGTCCAGAAAGTTGTGTCGAACAATACCTGTAAATCTTCCCTACAGAAATTCCAGAAGACCTTCTGCAACTTCTTATCCTTCGCAAGCATCGTATGAAAGTCCATACGAAACTCAATATTCTCTAAGACTGTTCTTGGTACAGCGTCAATCAAACTCTGTACATCATCAAACATCGAAAACTTACTCATTCTTTACGTCCTTAGATACAATCTTCTTGGTAGAAAGCTTCTTCAACATCTTGGCGAACTCACCAGCGAAGTGAGCAATCTCATCTGCTGTTGGGTCATAACCACCAATTGGGTTAAAGTCTGGTGGTGCTTTCTTCGAATCAGTGAAATGCTCTGGCATTCTACTTATAAGCAACATCTTCAACATAGAACTGTCAGCGTCACGTACCCTGTTATAATTCTTTTCCTTGACAAGTGTTTTAATCCTGCGTCCAGTAGGATTACCATCATTATCAAGTTCATCTTCGAAGATGTATTCTTTTACTGTCTCTTTATATTTATAACCGTTCGCAACTTCCCATGCTCTGGTCACTAACTCAGTGTTTGCTAACTGTGTGCCAACCTTATAAGCTTCGGCAGCTTCTGGTACTTCCTCACACAATTGCTTGAAAAACTTTTCAGGGTTTCGTCCTGTGTAACCAATAACTAAACCAACGTCTGCTTCGCTATGACCTAAAGCAGCCATTCCTTTAATCACTGGCAGTAACGCCATGTTGAAGTTACCCTTTTGTTTTACTATCTCTCTCGACATTTATCTCTGCTTTCTCGATAGTGAGTGTGCAAGTGACATCAAACTCGCAACCGCAATCTTTGCATACAACTTGAAACTTCATTTCGTCTGTTGTTGCTAACTTAGCTTCATAACCCCATGCATAGTTATCACAGTTAGGTGATTTACATTTTGGACATTGCAATGCTATCATTTTCTTCTAAGCTTTCTTACCCAATCTACGTCACTCTCTCCAAACCACTTTGACTTCTTCCCAACGTATGGGAATGGACGAGCACGTCCACCGTCGTTAATGCTCCAGCTACAGAATAGCCGTTTGAATTTGTTGCCATTCTCACAGAAAGTTTTGTTCTGTCGGACAGCTTTGTTGGCAAACCTTTTCATGCCCTTTATGGTACCGCAGATACGATACTTTCTTGCATAAGAACGACTCATAAGTAGTCCCGATAGGATTCAAACCTATAAACTCTTGTTTCTAAGACAAGCCATGCGACATACCAAACTTGCCTACACTCAGATTATAAAATGATACTGACTTGCGGTACGTGCGATTAACGCCACGTGACAATCTGACTACAGAGGTCAGTATCATAAACTTTCCTCAAGAACTTCCATTCCACCATCTACTAATCCACCCCCGACTTGACATGGTGACATTATGTCACGACCTAATGCTTTCATGCAGTCACGACACCATGAGTAGTGTCCATGTCTATCTTCTCTTTCAAAGAATGCTTCAAGTGGTTTCACCTTGTTACAGCAGGTGCATGTTTTCATACTATATAGTCCCTTTATAATAACACTCTTATTAGCTTCGCTTAATTGAGTGTTCCAACACATGAGGTTGGTAATATCAATTAAGCCCACTTATCTGCCATGCTTATGGCTTTGCTTAATATATTTTATTATACCCACCATACTGCCCTGAAAAGTGCAGGATTCGTAGGTATTTCTTCCAATAAAATTCTTAAAAATAAAAAAAATTTAACATATCCTCGATAACAGCCCAAAAACAGCTATAGTAAGAAAAATTTATCGGACTACATAAACGTAGTAAAAATTTTTACAAAATCAAAAGAAAAGGGTTGACTTTCTGGTAGCAATCTGGTATAATAGAGTTATGGAAGATATAGAACAGTACATCCAGAAGGTGAAACCCGACCAGATAACGGGGAAGTTACCAACGAAGAAGCAGTTAGAAGTGATGATACTCGTTAATCCGTTCAGGGCAAAGAGTGTTAAGTACAGTGACGCTGCTAAGATTCTTGGTATAACAGTGAGTGCCGTAAAGGAACGCATGACTTCATTACGCAAACGTTGTCCACAAATCTGGAAATCGTTTAGAAGGGAACGATTCAAAGATAGAGTGACACATCAACCAACAAAACACACTACCGGATGTGTTGGGTGCGGTTGCGATGTACCGGAAGGTCAAGAGCATTGTTATCGATGCTGGCGTAAGCTTGATAGATTTGCTAATCCTGAACTTTATCGGAAAGACCCAATGTTCCCTGCAAACGGCAAAACCATGTCCAAGATTGATTTGGACATAATGGAAGATATTAACGAAAAAGATAGGTGGTGACATGGAACAGCAAGAAAAGTTATTAACATCAATCGTTGTGAAGCTTACAAAGTTTCGAAGACCAAGACAGTTGCGTCAAGGTACTATCGACCGTAAAGGTTGTAACACAATTTGTGGTTGTGGTAGCAAAAAGAAATATAAGGGCTGACCAATGACGACAGTGGTGCATTGCAAGAAAGCAAAGTATGATGTTCTGATTGACCGAACAACAATCTTTGGTAATCCATTTCCTATCAGTGAAACATGTCACCGCAGTACGTCACTGGCAATGTTTACAAGTTATTTCTACAGGCGACTTGAAAAAGATAGAGAATTTAGAAATGCAATTGAAGCACTAAAAGATAAAACCTTGGGATGCTGGTGTAAACCAAAAGCATGTCACGGTGACATTATCGCAGCTTATTTGGATGGGACGAACGATGCCGAATGGTAAGAACTATTGGCTGCACGAAGCAAACAGAAAATTAGTTTTAACTTTAGTTGGAGCCAAAGGAAAAGTACGTAAGTTAATCAACGAAGTCATTGACTGCATAGACAAACACGAACGTGGCGAAGGAAATCCAAATGCAAAAAGAAACAATAAAAAATCATAAAGACTTTGCAGCATGGGTATTCAAGAGTGGCAAGTCCGTGATGTCACTCGACCTTGAAGGTTCATCACTTAAATACTTCGACTTTGAATTACATGGTTGGAGTTTGTGTGATGGTGACATGGCATGTTATGTAGACTATGCATTGACAAACGATGTACGTCTTCTTAACATACTGCGTGACATGGTAAGTGAGTTAGACCTTTGCATCATGCACAATGCAGTGTACGATATAAAGATGCTTGCAAAGTTTGACATAGCACCCAAGAGAATATTCTGTACGTTGGTTGGTGCGAAGTTGCTTGATGAAAACCACATGGAGAAAGGTTACTACGGATTGAAGAACCTTGCAAAGATAGTTCTCAAGGTTCCTGCCGAAGAAATCAGTTCATGGGAAGAAGCACAAAAAGAGGGCATTCATAGCGACATATTCTACCAATATGCAACGAATGACGCTATTTGGACGTTCATGTTATACCTGAGAGAATTGCCAGCAATCATGGCACAAGACTTAGATTACGTAGCGTTCGACATAGAATTTCCATTTCAATTTATCTTGGCTGACCTTGAGCAACATGGTGTGTTGGTTGACAAAGAGACAGTCGCTGAGTTCATTCCTGAATGTCTTGGCATTATGTTTGAGATTGAAGTTGAAATGTTGTGTGAACTTAACATGGCACATGACATTGTGACGGATAAAGAAGGTAACGTTGACATGGTGTCACCTGTTAACTTTAATAGTTCACAACAACTTGTTGCAGTGACAGAAGACATACTTTGTGAAAAAGTTATTGAACGAACGAAACGTTCCAAGAAATTCCCGAAGGGACAGAAGAGTTGTAACAAACGAACTATTGAACGACTTCGACATAAGTGTAAGTTCTATGAACTGCTTTATCGTTATCGTAAGTTAGGGACATTGTACAAAAACTTTTTGAAGAAGTTTGATACATTCGTAGATGGTGACGGTCGTATACGTGCGAATTATAATTTGGTACGAACCGGAAGATTGTCGTGTAGCAAACCCAACTTACAAAATCTTCCTAACCCGAAGAAAGAAAAGTTAGAGTTCAATCACCGTAAGATGTTTATCGCAGGTGCTGGCAAGGTATTCATCAAAGCGGATTGGTCTGGTCAGGAACTTCGTGTGTTGGCAGAAGAGAGTCAAGATGAGTATATGATTAGTTGCTTCAATGAAAATCTTGACCTTCACTTCATTACTGCTGATAGAGTTTTCAAACTTGGTCTTGCAAGGTTGGAGTACACCAGTGAGACTGCTGAGTTCAACAAAGCAAAGAATAAGTTTTATGAACAACGTCACAAAGCAAAGAATGGAATTAACTTCCCGGTCATTTACGGAAAGACTGTTCAGACTTTGGCAGTTGATTTTAACATAACAGAAGAAGAAGCACAGCGATGGATGGACGAGTTCCACGAACTGTACCCGGCAGTGCAAGAAGCGATTGACCAAACAAGATTGGAACTTGAACAGCGTGAATATGTCACCAACATGATGGGACGTAGACGTAGGTTCCCCAGTTACAATACTTCATCAAAGTGGAAACGTGAAGCGATGTTACGCCAAGCGTTCAACTTTAAGATTCAAGGTTACTCAGCAGAAATGTTTAAGCTTGCTGCATGTCACCTGCGTGAAGCATGTGTCTATTACGATGCACAGTTGGTGTTGGTAATTCACGATGAAATTATTTACGAAGTGGACGAAGAGAACGCAAAGGAATTTGAAGCGGTTGTAAAAGATGTCATGGAGAACATCGTACAGTTGAGTATTCCGATACTTGTTGAAACTTCGATTGTGAGAACATATGGCGACTAAAGTAAACCTTGCGATTGTAGGTGGTCGTGACTTTCAAGATTTCAGTAAGATGTGTTTTGTAGTTCACGATTACGTCGATAACCCCAACATAGAAGTTGTACGTATAGTCAGTGGTGGTGCTCCCGGTGCGGATACATTAGCCGAAGCATGTGCCAGTTGGTATTTCATTGAGAAGGTAGTGTTCCATGCAGATTGGGAGTATGGTAAGTCTGCTGGATTTCTACGTAACAAACAGATAGTTGACATCAGTGACATGGTGTTGGCATTCTGGGATGGTAAGTCCAAAGGAACTAAGCATACCATTGACTTGGCGATAGAAGCAAAGAAACCTGTATTGATAATTTCATATTGAGGAAAAGATGAGCGAAAGAATTTTCAAAAAGCTTGAACCTGTAAAACATACTGAGTACAACATACAGCGTATGATTTCAAGACGTTGGCTTAATCAGGCGAAGTACCTTATGCCTAATCTACACTATGCACATAGTAGAGTAGAAGCAGACATGCTGCTCGTTAGACGTGGTTCAGGTTATACAGAAGAGTTTGAGATTAAACTTACTACAGCCGACTTCAAAGCAGACAGTAATAAGATATTCAAACACAACATGTTCAGCAGACTATTCAAAGGTGGTGACACTAAGTTGCACTTCCCCAACAGATTCAGCTACGTGATAGGGCCAGATGTAGACATGACCAAGATAGAAGTTCCAGAGTACGCAGGTCTGTATAGAGCAGGTCGTAACACACTGATTTGTGAGAAGTGTCCACCGCTCATTCATAAGAACAAATGGGATTGGACTGAGAAGATTGCGAAGTCAGCTTGTTTCAGATATTTGAAAGCAGCAAAGCTAATAGGAAGGGTAGCAATTTGATGAGCAAGCATCCACAAAGTATATATCAGATAAACTAACAGAGTTCCCGATGGTGCAATTAAGGTACAGCACGTCATGCTTTATGTAGGGTGATTATTGTAACATCAAGTACTGACATCTCGTTGTATGGCCTTAAGAAACTAATCGACCAACAGATATTTGAAGTACGAAGGATGAAGACACTGTGATAGAAAACCTCACCGCGGTGTTCATTAACCTGTTTGTAATTTGGGCAGTGTTCAAGATGATAGACATCGCAAAGAAAGGAAGATGGTAGCATGTGCGGATTATTCAGTTTGATACCGGACTTCATACAATTATCATCCAGTTCGTTGGGTACAGCACTCTACTGTACTTTCTGGATTATGGCGTATATCCTATTTAGGAAATGGAGAAGAAACAGGAAACATGTTCACAGAGAAAGACATAAACGATACAAAAATTGACTTAAATTCTTATAAGGCCGAAATTTATGCAGAACGGCTCCATGAAATGAAGCTTCAATTTATTGAAATACGGTGTGCGTTGGGCGAAAAACATACGCAAATAACGCAAAACATAGTTGGGCACGTCACAAACATCATAAACGTTATAAATGAACTTCTTAATTCAACTCAAATCCCACCTGGCGGTATGTTAAATTGATTATAAAGGCCGACTATGAATGTCACTTGGTTTTGAAAAGTCTGATTTTAATTCTTAGTGTTGGGCAATATTACCTCCCCTACTACAACTTAAAAATTTCCCTCTTACCTCCCCCACTTACAATTCATCATAATCCTATTATCCCCACTTACAATCATTCAATTATTTTATCCTATTGCCAAGCTATTGAACAACGCTAATGAACAACGCTAATGAACACTTCGCTAATGAACAACGCTAATGAACAACACTATTGCAATCACTTCCTTTAATTATATAATTATATCATAATCATTTAATCAATATCATAATCATTTAATTAGTGCTTTTCATAAGTGCTATTGGTTAAAAGTAGATGCTGATTATGCAACTACTCTTAGTACGCAATTAATTATAAGATTATATTAATATTATTTGTTGCTTTTATGGGCGTCGGCAATATTACACCCTACATACGATATATAGGAGTATCACGCCTATATCAATTTAACGTCCAAAATCACTACCTTTAACAAACATTATTTGACTGACATTGCATCCAAAATCTTGTATCTTACATACAATCTGTAATGTAGAGGGATTGCACCGAACCACAAAAAGCTGATAAAATCATAGTTGGCCAAGGTACCAACCAATTGCCCCATTAGTACCTTGAAAACCACCAATATTATTGGACTTACTTATACATTTATTAACCAACCTAATATAACGGTACGTCCTATAATGATTGTACTCTTTATGCTAATTAGTACATAGATAAAATTTT